AATACTGTTTCATTGTCGTTTTGACAGATTGACTAACTTTTAGAGTGGGGGACAAACGGGAGATTTCCGCTAAAGCATTTTCTATTTCTTCTTCTCTTGGCTCAATTTTTTCCACAGCAACCACTTGTTGTTGTGGCTTTGATATTTGAGCCGGATCTTGTGTATTAATACATTGTTCAGATTTGAACGTTGGAACTTCAGAATTTCGCTTGGCAAGTTCAGATTGCAAAACTTCCATATTAATTCGGTACTGCCACGTCCGGTCTTGACCGTTACTCGGGTTGTGCCGCTGTTCCAAAATCTTCAATTCAATTAGTTTGGTGATCGCGCCTCGAATGATATTGAGGCTATGCTCGCCCATCAAGTCTTCATAGATACGCTTGAGCGGCATATACACCCAGTCTGTGCGGTGATTCGCTATCTTCCACTTACGCCAGTGCTTGAAATACTCAATCAGCTTGGCTGCACAGTGGTTGCCTGTGATATCTAAATAAACTCGTCGCAGAATGACTAAAATTGATTTCACTTTCCTTTTCTCCTGGCAATACAAGTTCACCCCCTGGTATCACCAAGGGGTTTGGGCTTAGAACGGACATTCACCGTCTAGCGGTTGCCAGTAGTCGATAATTGTCCAGCCTTTGAGCCATCTAGCCGCATCTACTAGTTGTCTGATTGCAGAAGCCTTATTCTCAGTCACCACTACGTCAATTGTTTGGTAGTCCTTGGGTACAGGAACGCCATAAGCATCCAGCTCTAGTTCGTCACTGGCTAACTGCACTTTGTAGCGCAAGCCGTGTGGGATATGCTCAAAAACTTCTGCGGCGACGATTAGTGGTTGGTGAGCCTCTTTCAGAGGAGCTGCGCTAACGCAATTAGCCGTTACTGTTGCGATCGCTTGGGGGAATTCGGTAATATACATATAAAAGGAATCCTTTTTCACGAAAGGGAACCCAAGAGCAATTGCGTCAACTTCCTACGGTCTGGGCAATTGCTCTTGTTAAACTAACTATAATTATATATATAATCCTCGAAACAATCAAGGTGTTGTTGTAAAAGATTATGAAAAGAGGGCATCACCCAAACAGCAAAGCTAATTTACAGGCTGGTAGACCAGTTGCATTTGACGAGAAGAAGAAAGTTCGTGCAGTTAGCGTTACCCAGCAGGGTTGGACTGGCATAGCTCAGATGGCTGAAGCGGCTGGCTGCGCTAGTGTGTCTGACTTTCTAGAAAAATTAGGTAGAGGCGAATTAAAAATGGCTTAGCCTGCCTGCCTCCGACATCCGACTCAGTTACTTCAAAAACAAAATTTTGCACCGACAGCGGCTATGGCAGGAACAGTTTGACCCAATCGGCACGATGTCTGCAATTGGTAGGTAGCGATCGCCAGTAGCATGTTCCAAGCACTCTCGGCAATGATTCGATTGCGGATCCAAAATCCTTTTAGCTAACTTAAATCCCTCACGCTTCCGTGTCACCTTTTCTGCCTGATGAAACGCAGTGCGAGCACTGCCGCCATACATCCCAGCTCGAGCGATCGCCTGCTCCTTGCTCAATTTCCCCGCTGCCAAATCTTGGGCAAAGTTGGCGAGAAAAGAGTACTGCGATCGCAACTCCCGACCGATAGCACCATAACTAGCACTACTCGTCTGCGATCGCCCACCGCTAGCTAGAACTCCCATTCTTATTCCTGATAGCTTAATGTCTTCTGCCATCCGTCGCTGCCATTCGAGTAAGTCGATACGCTCAGAGGTTAGAAGGCGGGTGTGCGCTTTGAGGCGGGTGGAGAGGCGGAGGCTCTCTTCGTCCACGAGACGGAGGATAGTTGCTCTTGGGACAAAGCGACCATTAGCTGATCTGTAGTTTCCAGTTCTGCGATCATATTGCGGTAAGAGCGATCGCTCACCTATCAGTTGGGCTGTCACTAGCTATCCATCCAGGCTAGGAAATCAAAATGCTTATAGCTGTCAATATTTTCAATAGTTTTAACAGTGCTTAATTTGACTTCCCCTTCCTTAGTCAGCTTTACGCCTAGAGGATAAATACCCAAATCGATGTATCCTTTGTCGGCTTCACGCGATTCATCGGTTGGAGCAGTGGTAATCAAATCAATATAAACAAGATGGGATGAGAAACTTTCTTCATCTTCTTTAAAAAAACTACGAGCAAACGGAGCAAACTGGACTTGAGCGTAATTTGACAGCCAATCTTTTATTGCTTCGTCTTCGGCGGATGGGATAAACATCTTCTCAAGCCTTGTCGCAAAATCATCTTCCCTTGAAACTTCAACTGTTGTTTCCGCTGCATATTGTTTTGCCTTTTCAATATCCTCATCTAAATAGTATTGAATCCTGTCAGGAAACAATTTTTCTAAGGATGAATGCCAATCAGCACTAATAAGCTCATCTAGTACGTCACAATGGCTTTCAAACACCAAGTCGATTCTGGAGGAACCTGGAATACTTAAATGAGTCTTATGAATAAATAGATTACATTGACTGAACAATGTAAAGAGCCACCTTCTACTCTGTTCCGGCGTTTCATTAGCCAGCCAAGACAATACACTTTTAATTTCATCCTTGTCAGGCAACCACCTTTTGAATTCTTTAGAGCGCTGTTGCGGATTCTTATTTTCTAAAAATACCAGTGACTGAGCAAAAAATGGTGGTTCGCAATTTGGTTGAATCAACATTTGTTTATTAAATTTACTCCCAATTCGTATCGCAAAGCTGTTTCAACATGCTCTTGTGTAAGGTCGTAGTCGAGAACTAGGTTGGCAATCGAATCACCTCCCAGAAAGCGGGAAGTGATCGCATCAGTTGGTATTCCCGTGCCAACAATTGTAGGGCGACCAAAGTTAACCCTCGCGTTGTGCATCACTTGTACAACAGAGCGCAGATGAGTAACTTCCTCTGTATTGATTTGAGCTAAGGCGCAGTAAGTCGTGCCTTCATCGCTGCTAATGATATAGGAACATTTTTCGATCATAATCTTGGCTTGTACTGGGTCGCTTTCAAATACTCTTTAAGTCATTGTCAGCAATAGCGATCACTCTCAAGTACGGCTGAACTCCTCTCTTGGGCGAGCCTGCGGATGTCCGGTCTTAATGAGCAACTCATTAAATGCGCTGTCATCTATCCCATTAATCTTGAGATAGGCAATTAGTTGAGCAACTGTCATTTGTTGAAAATTCGGCTTAGACATGGGGCATCGCTCTCCTAATTCTCGAAGTTATCGGAGTTCATAGCGATCTCTGAAACCTCAACTGCACCCAATCGCCTTCCAAATGACTAACATGAAGCGCCGAATAACCTAGTTTCCGCGCCATTAGCATCATTTGTTCTAAGTTCTGAGTATGATAAGTTCCCTCTATTACTGGGATTGCGTCTCTCATTTGTTGATAAACTTTGCCTGCCTCAAAACCATAGGCAAAGTCAGGAGAGTCGTTCAGGAATTCTACAACTAATCGCAACTCGCTCATTGCTTCGGTTTATATTGTGTCGCTTGCAAATACTTTTTTAGCTCATCATCAGCTGTCGTGATCGCTCTCTCCACATCCCCCCTGGTTATCGCCACCTCTTCCCCATCTTCAGTGTAGTCGGCTAATTCTTCTGCAGTTAGGGGTTCGCCTTGGGGGATGAAAGTAGAATTGTCTTCACTCATAATCCTGGAACTGCATCTTGACAAACGTTTCTCGAAACAACTTTTCAACTTGCCCAATACTCGTCGGCGATAGTAGTTCTACGTTGATAACTTCTCCTTTCGCTGTTCTGAATTGACTAGAAGCTTGATAGCCAAAATCAATTGGAAAGCTCGGACGATCGCGCCAATCCCATTGCTCGATGGTTATGAAATAAGCTTTTTCAGCAGATTGGTTATAGTAGCACTTCTGCCAGTTGCGGTTAACATATCTAATTCGAGCGATTTGGTTAACTGGAAATTCTTTAAATCCTCCAGCTTCAATTTCAGCTTCGTCCATTCAATACCTCCCTTTTTAAAAGCGTGATCGCTTCTTCCTTGCTATTGCCTAAATTAAAAAATATCTTTTGTTTGTATGCTTCAAACATTGGGCTTCGCTCTGTGGTAGGTTTGCGAGCGCACCATACAACCCACTTAATAGGTAGGACAATTGTGGCGGGTGCAGCAGCAAAATACCAATCCTGTTCTTGCCACCGCTCAACTTCTGCCATTTAGCACCTCATCTTTATTACCCGCTACTCCATCTTTCAAGATTTTGCGATCGCGCAACAACTGAATACTAGTTTGATTATCAATTACGCCAGAAGTTTGCAAAGTAGCTGCATCTTCAACAGCGGTACGCGATCGCTCCTCGTCCTCAATCAATTCTCGTTCCCCGTCCTGGTCATCCACAAACCGCGACAGAGCAAGCGTCGTAGTCTTTGACAACAGTTTAGCTTGCTGATATTTCAGAATCTGGTCAAGCTCTTGGGGTGTGGGTTTACTTGCACTCAATCGCAACTGTACCATCACATCTAAATCCCGATATTTATCCGCCTCATCCTGCACCATCATCATCAATGCCGAGCCATAGATACCAGCGATTCCTGCTGCCACAATATCTGCATGATCTCCCAGTGATGTCTCGAAATCCTGCCTTGCTTGCTCCCTACTCACTCCACTCAGTTGCAGGTCACTGCCTAGTAAATGAGCCTGTTTCATCTCGTGGTAGATAACCGCTACGAAAGCTTGGGCGGTATCGATAAAGGTTTGTACGGGAACTGGCTCCGAGTTAAATACGCTGGGGTTGGTGTAGCCGCGCAGGTTGCCCATCTCGTCGAGTAGCGGTACACCTTGAATAAAACTGGTCTGTCCTGGTCCGACTCGAAATTCTGTGTTTGGGATAAATTTATCACCTTCCCAACGTCCTGGCGGTTGTGCTCCCAGGATTAGACGTTCGCGGAATCCTCCTACTTCAATATTCCTGGGCATCATAGTAAGGGCAAAATTTATCGCGTTCTGTGCCCGCTTTACCGAATCAGTGATTAGAGAATGCGATCGCAGTTCATAAATTGAGTAGCGCCCGCCCAGATTTAAGGCAAAGGTGGATTCAGGAATCACCTCATCCAATTCATTCAGTGTGGCAAAGATTGTTTGGTTTGTATCTGCGTCGATAAATTGGATTTCCTTGCGTTGCTTGTCGTCTTCGGTGTAGGTGTATTCAATGGCAGTTGTGAAACCATCGGAGTCTCGCTTGATAACTACACTGCTCGGATGTGGCGAGTGCAGACATACTCGCACGATTGGATCTGGAGAACCACGAAATCTTTGCGGCGACCAGAGGCGTAAGTAGCCACGCCCTGTTGTAAGCATGTTTATCACTGCTTCGACTATGGCATTCTGCAACTGGTTCTCTTGCGAGGTGGCAAGGCGATACTGGCGTTCAATCCATCTTTGCAACAGCTTTTCAGACTCGCTGGCACTGTTGTCTTCCAAGCGATCGCCTGCTGCATCCACAAAGTACCAGTGCGCCCTCTTTCCCACCAATGCAGTGCAATGGCGGTCTATGCACTCAGCTATACGGTTGGAAGATTGGAAGACCTTGGCGATCGCTTCCATTACTTCTTGATGTTTTGGATCGGATTCGGGCATCTTCGGGCCGATCCAAAACTGCCAGTGGTCGCCGCGATAATACGCTAAATTCTCTTCTATCAGGTCTATTTCCACTTATGAAAATGCTAATTAATTTCTGCTCAAGCCTAACTTACCAAGTAGTGTAAGAAACAGCCCTTGTGAGTGGCTCTTGACGTTGTTTTGATAGCTCGTTAAAAGCTCCAGAAGAGGCATCAGCTAGATCGTTCACCAAAGGCTTTTTAGTCCCATCAAATTTATATAGGGCGTTCAAGTAGCGGTCGTTCCAATCACCGCGCAACAGCTTAACATTGCCACGTTTAGCCTCAGAAGCAAATGGCTTAAATCGCATAACCTTATCACCTAAAGGTTTTACGCCACCAGCATCGAAGCCTTTAAGGAGCGATCGCAGATGGTATTCGTCTCTTTTCCCTGCACTGCCACCCTCTAGCTCCCAACGGACGCGGACATTTGGTGTATCAACTCTAGCTGTATCAACTATCAAATCGTCAGCTTCACCTGGAGAGAGTTGTTCGGCTACTGGGTCAAGGACATAGTATATATTCCCAACTCGCTTCATTTTCACTCCAGCGGTGTAGAAAGCATCTTCCTTCACATCAGCTGCTGTAGCGGCGAGATCGTAGAATCTAACAATAGCGCCACCCCTTGGAACTTCATCAACAATTTCTACCCATTCTTTCTTGAATAACTTCCCACCCTGAGCGCTAAACGGCTCACAGTCTAGCTCTTCTGCCGCCGCAACTCCATAGTCACGATATAACTGCGATCGCCATTCCTCTTGAGCGTCACTGGTCCAAATCTTGCCTTGGACTAAACAAATCCTTCTATACAGCCCTTCACCTAAAGCGTCGTCAAGCGTTGTAGTGTGCAAGCTATAATCCAGCCGTCCTGTTTTTATCCCCTCAATCAACTCGTTAAATGGATTATCAACACCAGAATGAGTTGAAATAATTGATACTTGCCCACCCCACATTAATAAAGCGATCGCTGCTTTGAGTAATTCTGGCAGGTTTTCACAGAAAGCAGCTTCGTCAATAATTACTCGTGCTTGCTTGGAACGAATATTGTTAGGTCTACCTGATAGAGCTTTAATCGTGCAACCAGAGGCAAATCTGATTTCATAAACTAGGATGTCCTTGTCTTCATCCTCAATCAGGGATTCGCTGACTGAGCTAGAAATGATATTTAGCGATCGCGCCCAAAACTCACAATCTTTGATAAACCCTCTCGTCATGTCAAGGTTGTATGAGGTGTAGATTGTGGAGCGCCCATTAACTTGTGCTGCTTCTAGAACAGACGCACAAGCTTCTGTCCACGACGCGCCAATACGACGTGACTTTTCCCAGACCTTGATTTTCGAGTTGTCAGTTATCCATCGTTGCTGGTAAGGAAGTAGTACCGTTTCCTTCGCTCTTAGCGGTGGGGATGCCAAGAATTTTAAATTTGATTGCATCGATAGTCGCCTCGCTCAATCCAGCCACGATTGGTCCTCCCTCTGCACCAGTTATCTCACTCTTGGTTGGCGCATCCAGTCCTAGTAACTTGCATCGTCGCTCGATACACCACTGGACACCCGATAGGTATGCTGGATTGCCATTGCGCTGCTCGGTGCGTTTCCCTACCTTTACCTTCTCCCCAACCTTTGCAGAGCTGGTTATTTCCTTCGGTTGCTGCGACTTCTCCCAAGCTTCCCAGTAGGTGCGCTCCAGATTATCGATGCGCGTCAACTCCTTAGCCTTGAGTTCATCAAGTTTAGCAGAGGGAATATCCTGCCACTGCTTTTGAATCGCTTTAAGGTCGTAAGAAACCTGCTGCTGACATACTCCCAATACCTCAGCTATCTCATGTTGATACTTGCCTTGGAGGTACAGACGGGCTACTTCCAGGCGATCGCTGGCTATTTGTGCTTTGGTGCGGGTGGTAGGAGCCACTTACTAACTGTTACTAACTGTAATATGCATCAATTGTGGCATGAAGTTAAGCGATCACTGTTTGTACTGAGTCGATCAGTCTGGCTGTGTCTCCTGTCTCCCGTTCCAGTCGCGTCAATATCAAATCACAATACTTCTCTGAGATCTCCATCAATAAAGCTTTTCGGTTGTTTCTATGTGCTGCCACTGCTGTGGTGCCACTACCGCCAAATGGGTCAAAGATGCGATCGCGTTCATCCGAAAATGCTTTGATGAAGAATTCGGGAAGTGCTACGGGGTAGGCTGCTGCATGATTTTTATTGCCGTCGCCACTGGCTTTTATAGTATTACTCGGTTGCGCTATTCCTTCTACCAAAGGAGCATCTAAAGTATAATTTCCGCCAATAGTTTTTTGTAATCCTCCACTTCCATTCCGAATAGAAGTGGAAAAATGTCCGACAGATTTAGGATAAAACTTTATATCTATCTGTTTGCAAAAGTGAAACACTGGCTCAAATCCATTTCTAAAACGGTTTTTCCATGCTCCTGGTAAATCTTCGTGCAACCAACAAAACTCATCTACAAACCGCCAACCCCACCGTCTAACATGAGCAATAGTCAAATCCTTGACATAAAGCGATCGCTGTCCATCTTCGCAGTGTTCTTTAATATTCAGAAAGAAGCTTCCATCTTTAGCTAAATGTCGCTTCACATTATCCTGTACCGCTGCAAACCAATGTACATATCCATCTGGTGGAATTGGCTTAAAACCCGATTCCTCATCATATTTGCGCTGCGATGCATAGGGTGGAGATGTCATACAGATATTAATTGGCTCATTACCCAGTAACTTTTGAACATCACTCGCATCCCGGCAATCACCACACATTACCAAGTGGTCAGCGAACGCCCATACTTGACCCCGACTTACTCGCTGCTCAATCTCGTCTTCTGGTGGTATTTCATCCTCATCCCCACTGCCACCCCCTGCGCCATATCCCTCGCCACCTGAGCGCTGCAATATCTCGTCCAACTCAGACTCATCAAACCCCGTCAGCTTCAGGTCATATTCCAATTCTTCAAGTGCTTCTAGTTCTGCTTTCAACGCTTCCTCATCAAAACCAGAATTCATGGTCAGCTTGTTGTGCGCCAATCTATACCCTTTCTTCTGCGCCTCGGTTAGTCCGATTACTTGAATCACGGGCACTTCGGTCAATCCCATCTTTCGAGCAGCAGCCAACCGTCCGTGCCCTTCTAAAATGACACCTTGCTCGTCTACTGCGATTGGGTCGAGAAAATTGTATTCAGCAATGGAACTGGCTATTTGGTCGATTTGTCCATCGGGATGTAGCTTAACGTTATTGACATAGCCAATTAAGCTTTCTGTTGAACGATATTCAATTGGCGATAAAGATACTTTGGAAGGCATATACTATTAGCTCGAAATCTACACACAAAACCCATAAAAGATTTGCCTTTAATTTAACTAATTAAACTCGATTAGTCATACACTTGAATTATGAGAAATAGCTAAACTTTTATGGATTTTGAGCTTACTATTCACGTTTACGAAAGATTAGCAGAAAGAAACATTCCAGTACAAGTTCTCATGCTAGTCTTAGAAGCTCCCGAACAAATCCTAGAGGAAGAAGGCGGCAAAGTATATCAATCTAAGGTGACGATAAACGGTAAGACTCGTTTGCTGAGAGCGTTTGTTAATGACACGGCAAGACCGCAAAGGGTGAAGTCGGTCTACGATACAAGCAAGATAGAAAAATATTGGAGAAAATCATGAAAAATTCAAGTTACAACCCAGAAGACGATATCCTCCGCCTGCTTTGGTCAGATACACCTATTGAAGAAAGCGACGAAGTAGAACCAGGCGTAATCCTGGACTATGATGCAGACGGTAACGTTGTAGGGATTGAAGTACTGAATGCTTCTAAAAAGATAAAGCAACTCGATTCGTTTAAGCTACAGGTGCAACATTCTAAATAAGGCATAGTGGAGTAGCGATCGCATCCAGAAACTATGCCCTCACCCTTCAGCCCTTTCCAGAATGCCATCCTGACATTCCAAGTCCCTACAAATATTGTCACGACCAACGCAGTAGGAAACCGCGTCGTACAGACTACTCCTGTAGAAATCCTCGCCATGCTCAAGCCAGTCAAGAACGCTGCCGAAGTTCAGCGTTACCTTGGTGATGATTCTTCGGCTGAGCTAATGAAAGGATATTTGATAGAGCCGCTGCAACTTCCCGCCAATTTGCACCCACCAGTCGAGGGAACGGCGACAATTATTACTGCACTGGGTATAACAGAAACCGGGACGTTCGAGTTACAGCCACTTTCGCAATCGCCTTATTTGACTGGGGTGAAGGTAGACTTCCTCAATAAAGTGGTTGGTATATTCCGTCGCGGCTAAGATTGAGGCGAAACGAAACAGAAATTTACTATGGCGAAGTTTAAAACCGTTACTCGGCTGCAACACGAAGATACGCTGTACGAAGAGGATGAGGTACTGACTCTGAGCAAGAAAGAAGCAGCGCCCTTGATTGAGATGGGAGCGATCGCACCCTTAGAAGAGGCGGTGGAGGAAGATGAGCAAGATTCGGATTGACACGGCTAAGCTGAATAAGGTTATATCCCAAGCCTTTGACGCAACGGTCGAGCGGTTGGACCATGCTTTGGACGAGGCAATTACTGATGATTTGTACGAATACCCTCGCACCACAAAGCGACGCAGCGGCGAAATCGCGGGTAGTCCCAGAAATATTGTTGACCTTGGCAACTTGAAAGATTCTAAAGTTGTGGCTCGTTCGAGTAGTAGCGAGGTGGTTGAGTTCAGTTGGCAAGAGCCTTACAGTATGGCGGTGCATGAGGGGCATACAACTAAGTCAGGGACAGAAGTCCCGCCAAGAAGATGGACTGAGAAAGGAGTAGAAATCTGCGATCCAGCTAAGGTATTTGGACAAGAGCTGGAGAGGCGATTGTGATCATCTGCACCGACCTGCGAACGCAAATCCTCTCCCTGCTAAGTGGCATCATCGGCACCTATCGCTATTCTGATGGGTATACAGAAAGTGCGATCGCTGTTCTGCCAGACCCTAACGTTGGATGGGATTTCCCTGGCAATGGAACTGTTACAGATGGCATAGAGGTAATAATCACCCGTCCCTACCCTGGCGCTGTTCCTTTATATGGTGGCAGGATGAAACCTTTGAGATGGGGTATTACCTTAAAGCAGTGGGATTCTCAGCAAGGCTTGCTTGAAGCAACTGAAGCTTTGGTTGATGGACTAGATTATCTAATGACTTCGCCTAAGTTGGTTCCACCAAATGCGGCGCTGGGTATTATTGAGCAGGTAACTTTTCAGATACTAGAGTATCAATTCTTGGCTGCGTGACATACTCAAGACTTCGGAAATATCATTAAATAGGCTCAGTGTTTTCCTGGCTGTCAACGCTGACTCCAATTTAGTTAACAATTGACAACTGTTGACTATCCTGACCCTGGCTTGGTCGAACGCTGCAAATCCTGGCTGATTTGAGTGAGTGTAGCAACCTATTACTTCTCTTAAAATCATGCCTAGTCAGAATTTTGTAATCGGTAATAAGACTAAACTATTTTTCTCAGTGATGCCCGACTCGCTGATCGACAACCCAGTCGCTCCAGCGAATGTAACAATTACTAACTCAGCCGCTGTTTCTGCTAACGCTACTACAATTCCTGTTACCGCTCTGACTGGACCAGTGCCTGCTGGCACTCCACTCAAATTTGTTAAGGCAGGCAACCCGGATGTCAAGATATACACTACAGCCAGCGCTGTTGCTGGTGCAACTAGTATTACTGTAGAGCCTGTGAGTGCGGGGATTGCGATTACCTCTCAGGCTGTTTATACGGCGCTGCTGCTGCTGGTTGGTGGTACTACTTCGGATGAGTCGATTAGTGCTAACGAGACCGAAACGACTGTCTATGGCGATGAACTTGGATATTCAACCGGACGTGTGACTAGTGCCTCTTGGAGCATCTCCTACTCGTTCAATGTACTCCCTGCCGATGACGGATATTTTCGCCTGAGCTACGCAGCCAGAAACGCAGTAAATGGTGTGCTTGGGTTTATCCGCAAGGAAGACCAAGCACCAGCAGGTTATACGGTCGGTGAATCGATTTCAGGCTTAGTAGCAGTAGTGGATTTTACAAAAACTCTGCCAGCAGATGGCATCATTTCAGCGTCGTGCAGCTTCCGGGGTCGCGGTGCGCCAACAATTAGTCACTACGCTTAAGGCTGTTTCAACTAATAGTAAAGATTTCGTAAACCCTGGTATAGCTAGGGTTTCGCTATTTATTGTGATAAAATTGAGAAATACTTGAGGGCATTTCTGCCCCGCAATTCATGAATTGTTATCAGCAGTTCAAGAATTGCTAACCAACCTTAATGGAGTAAGGAAGGGTACTTTGAATATTAACAGTGAGCAAACGGGCGTATACGCAATTCTTTGCAAGTTTAACGAATTTTCATATATTGGGTCAGCTTCTGGTAAGGGTGGATTTTGTCAAAGAATGCGTCTGCACTTATCTCAATTAAGGAAAGGCAAGCATCATTCCCTTGTGCTACAAAGACACTTCAACAAATATGGGGAAGCATCATTTATTGCTGGGATAGTTGAGATATGTTCTCCTGAAGAATGCCTGAAAATCGAACAAAAGTGGCTTGATTTGATGGGAGTAGGATATTCCAATAAAAGCTACAACACGAATCCAATGGCACATTCGTGTCTTGGAGTAAAAAGATCTGAAGAAACAAGGCGTAAAAGTAGCTTATCCAAAAAAGGACTAAAATATCCTCCTCGACCGCCAATGTCTGAAGAGGCTAAAGCTAATTTAAGAGCAATCAACTCAAAGAGATACTACCGAATTTACTCTCCTATGGGAGAAGAGTTCATTGTGAAAAATCTTTTAACCTTTTGCAAAAACAATCATCTTGAATCATCCTGTATGTATTTGATTGCTAAAGGATTGCAGGAGTCCCATAAAGGCGGATGGAAATGTAGATACTTTGAAGAAACAGAAGAAGAGTACCTAGCTAAATTAAAAGTTAATATATCTAATCGAATCAGAAAGAAACAATTTATTTTAATAACTCCTGAAAATCAAGTAGAAAAAATTGAAAATCTAAGAGCATTTTGTAAAAAGAGGGGATTGAATTATTCCTCAATGATTGCAGTAGCTAATGGATTATCACATGAGCATCAGGGGTGGTATTGTTATCACGCTGTTGAAACCGAGGAACAAAAACAACGTAGAATTGCACTAAAAGATAGAAAAATTAGTTTTGTCGTGACTGATCCTTCAGGAGAAGAGACGACCGTAGAAAACTTACGAGAATTTTGTGAGAAGCGAAATCTTCATCAGAATAATATGCGTCTTGTGGCAAGAGGAAAACAAAACAGCCACAAGGGCTACAAGTGCAGATACACTTCAGAAGCAGAATCTGAACGCGTTTTACGATTACCAGAAAAGAAAGATTGTAGAAAAGATTATGTTGTTACCGTTCTTGAAACTCAGGAAGAAATACTCATACATGGCTTGACCGAATTTTGTCAAGCAAGGGGTTTGACTATTTCTCAAATGAGTGCAGTAGCGAATGGCGATCGCTTAAGCTATCGCGGTTATATTTGTCGCCACGCTTCAGAGTCGGAGGAACAACGAAGAGAACGGATAGCACCACGTTTTAAGAATAAAAAGGAGTACATAATCACCAACATCCAGACAGGAGAAGAGACTAGGATTAGAGGCTTGAGAGACTATTGTCGCCAGCATGATTTAATAGATTCAGAGATGAGCGGCACTATTACTGGACGTATTGCCCACCATCGCGGCTACCGCGTCCGTTATGCTGACCAACCATGACTTGGAGGCTATATTGGGATGGATATTCATTCATCTAACTTAAGTGATTAGGCTCCCATTTAAAACAGAACCTAAAACAGAACTTTATCTAGTCGGCGATGAGAATTGCGGCACCCTAGAAATCCCTAAATTAGGCGACCTAACACCAAACGAGCGAATCTTTAT